CTGGTAATAGTGGCTCAGGCACGGATGGTCTTTATCAGGTAAACACTGGCTTAGATACAGTAGTTAGATCGACTGGTTGGGGTGCAGGTCTTTGGGGCGGTACTACAGACAATGCTTTAACTACAACTTTAAATGACTCTGGTGGTATTTCTAATTCTGACACCACTATAATATTAACCAGTGCTACTGGTTTTGTAGCTAGTGATACTATTTTGATAGGCGAAGAATTGATAACTATTGGTTCAGTTTCTACAAACACTTTAAGCAGTTGTACTCGTGGTGTGCAAGGAACTACAGCAGCAGCACACAGTGATGGTGCTACCGTGCAATTAGCTACGGGTAACGCAAGTAGTGCTAATGATTTTAATGGCTGGGGCGAAGCTGCAGCCTCTGGAGTAGAAACCTCATTAAATAATTTAAGAATTTGGACTCACGATAATTATGGTGAAGATTTAATTTTAAATGTTAGAGGAGGAGAAATTTTTCGTTGGGTAGAAAACAATACTACTTCAACTAGAGCAGTTGAATTAAGCAGTCAAACAAGTGCTCTTAATCAAGTTCCAACAAGAGCCTTACAAGTTTTAACTTCAGAAACTGATAGACACTTAATTGTCTTTGGTGTAGATCCTGTCGTTAATGATGCTAGAACTGGTGAAATAGATCCTATGTTAATTGCTTTTAGCGATCAAGAAAACCCACTGGATTTTAGAACTTTAACAACTAATACGGCTGGATCTTTAAGACTTTCTTCTGGTTCTAAATTTATTGGCGCAGTGAAAGCTAGACAAGAGATAGTTGTTTTTACTGACACTGCTATTTACAGCATGCAATTTATCGGACCGCCTTTTACTTTTGGTTTAAATTTAATAAATGAAAACACTGGATTAATAGGACCTAAAGCAGCAGTTACTGCCCCTGGTGGTGTGTTTTTTATGAGTTATGATTCTTTTTATGTATACAATGGTACCGTGCAACAAATACCTTGCACCGTTAGAAATTATGTTTTTAGTGATATTAATCAAGAACAAGGTTTTAAAATACACGGCTTTACTAATAACAAACACTCAGAGATAGGCTGGTTTTATCCATCTGCTAGTGCTACCGAAATAGATAGGTATGTAATTTATAATTATCAAGAACAAATTTGGTATTACGGACAACTCAACAGAACTGCTTGGTTAGACTCAAACATTGAAGAATATCCACAAGCAACTGGTAGTAATTTTTTATTTCAACACGAATTTGGTTTTAATGATGACGGTGCTGAAATGACTAACGTATTTATTGAATCGTCTGATTTTGATTTGGGCGATGGCGATAGTTTTTCTTTTTTAAAAAGAGTAATACCAGACATAAAGTTTTTAGATGATGATGCAGCTTCTAACGTCAATATAGTTACTAAAACTAGAAATTTTCCAGGCGATACGTTAAGTTCTGGACAAACTTCAACTGTTACACCAACTACTAAACAAGGTCATATTAGAGCTAGAGGCAGACAAGCAGTGATACGTTTAGCATCTAACGATGGTGATAGCGGCAACCTAGGTGTGGGTTGGCGTTTGGGAGCAACTCGTTACGATATTAGAGCTGACGGTAGAAGATAATGGCAAAACTCTTAAACACTAGATTGCCAGTGGCTAATGGTTTGGTAACGCCAGAATTGTTCAATCGTTTGGTTAGATTATTAGAATTAAATTTAGGTGAGTTTGATCCAATTAATACTGAACAATTTAATACTGAAGAAAGAGATCAATCAAACTTTAACGCTGGCACTATTATTTTTAATACTACTACTAATTCATTGCAAGTGTTTGATGGTATTGGATTCACCGATATTAGCGAACCATTTGCTATACTTACTGTTGCTAATAGCAAAGTTAGGTTTAGTCCACAAATGACTTCTAGTTTAGGAGCTATTAGTATTACAATTTCATAGAGGAATAATATGACAAAAGAAACTAAATATGACGTTTATCAACATGGGCATGAAATACCAATCATGACTAATGCTACTTTGGAACAAGATGAAAAGAAATCAAGCTTTGGGGCGTAAAACATTTATAAAAATAAAAAATAAATAAGTGGCAATTAGTAGAGCGCAAATGGCAAAAACGACTAGAAAGAAAGGCAAAATGCCACCTAGAAATAAAAAAAATTTTCGGCCTACTAAAAAAGGGGCTGGAATGACTAAGGCTGGTGTTAAAGCCTATCGAAAGTTAAATCCAGGATCTAAATTAAAAACAGCAGTAACTGGCAAAGTAAAAAAAGGTAGCAAGGCTGCCAAGCGCCGTAAATCTTTTTGTGCTAGATCTGCTGGGCAAATGAAAAAGTTTCCGAAGGCAGCAAAGAATCCTAATTCTAGATTAAGACAAGCACGAAAAAGATGGAGGTGTTAAATGGTAGCTAGAAAAAAAGTAAAAAGAACGGTAAAAAAAGTTACAAAAGCTTTAAAAAAAGCTAGTAACGCACATGCAAAACAAGCTAGAAGTTTAGCCGCGCTTAAATTAAAAAAAGGTGGTAGCGTTAAAAAAAGAAAAAAGAAAAGTGGTGCTACACCAACTAATCCAGCCTTATATGCCAGAGTAAAAGCAGAAGCTAAACGTAAATTTAAAGTTTACCCTTCAGCTTATGCTAATGCTTGGCTAGTTAGAACTTATAAAAAACGCGGCGGTGGTTATAGGTAATGCCTAGTAAAAAAAGAGATCCTAAAAAAGGCACAGGTAAGAAACCAAAAGGTTCTGGCAGACGTTTATATACTGACGAAAATCCTAAAGATACTGTTAAGATAAAATTTGCTACACCCGCTGATGCTAGAGCTACGGTAGCAAAAGTAAAAAAGATTAAAAAACCTTTTGCTCGTAAAATACAAATATTAACAGTAGGCGAACAGCGTGCTAAAGTTATGAAAAAAAATGAAGTGGTAGGCATTTTTAAACGTGGTAAACAAGCGATAAGAAATGAGGCCATGAGATCTATTAAGAGAAAGAAAAATGGCAAAGCCTAAAGGTGGATTAACAGAATGGTTTGGTAAAGGCCCTAAAGGTGACTGGGTTGATATCGGTGCACCTAAAAAAGATGGCAAGTTTCAAGCTTGTGGTCGAGCCAAAGTTAAAGGTTCTAAAAGAAAATATCCTAAGTGTGTACCTAGAGCCAAAGCTAAAAGCATGACGGCTGCTCAAAGAAAAAGTGCAGTAGCTAGAAAAAGAGCCAAGCCTCAAGGTGTTGGTGGTAAACCAACCAACGTAAAAACAATTCTCAAAAAAAAAGATGGCGGTATTGTTACACGCTTAAACAAAGGTTGTGGTGCAGTTATGTCAAATCGCAGGAAAAGAACCAGTTACTCATGAGCGATTGGGACGAAAATACCAAACTTAGTAAAAACTTTACAGTTCGTGAGTTTGTTAAAAGTCAAACTGCTAAACGCAAAGAAATAGATAATTCTATTCAAGATGAAAAAATACTTAATAATTTAATTAACCTTTGTGAAAATGTGGTGCAACCAATTAGAGATCACTACAAAATTGCTTTTAGTCCTAATAGCGGTTATAGATCCCCAGAACTAAACAAAGCCATAGGTGGCTCAGCAAAAAGTCAACATTGTTTAGGACAAGCAGTAGATATAGAAATACCAACTGTTGATAACGAAAGTTTGTTTAACTACATTATAGAAAATTTAGAGTACGATCAGATTATTTTAGAATATTACGATGGCGTTAGTCCTAATAGCGGTTGGGTGCATGTCTCTTATGCAAACCCAAAAGATAATAGGAATATAGCCATGACTTTTGATGGAAGTACATATAGAATAGTATGAACAACATGGCGCATCTTATGATGACTTTTGATAACTTACACGAGGAATTATGTTAGATTCAGTAGTAGGTGTAGCTGGCAAAGTTTTAGACAAGTTTGTTGAAGACAAAGATCTGAAGGCTAAGTTACGGCATGAGCTCGATATGCAATTACACAATGCAAATTTAGCTCAAATAGAAGTTAATAAAGAACAAGCTAAAAACCCGTCCATGTTTGTCGCCGGCGCTAGACCAGCGATTATGTGGGTGTGTTGTTTAGGATTGTTATGGTCTTTTTTTATAGGACCTATATTGAATTGGGGCTTAATGGTTTCAGGATCTGATATCCCAGTACCAGAAATAGCAACTGAAGGTTTGTTAACTTTGACTATGAGTTTATTAGGACTTGGTGGTATGCGTAGCTGGGAAAAGTCTAAATCTGTCGCACGTAGTAATTTAAAGGAATAGTTATATGAAAGACATAAAACCAAATCAAGAAGGCTTAATGTCTCTAGCAAAGGAGAGACCTGATGTCGTAGAAAAAATGGGTTACGATCCAGATAGTTTTGCTGCTGGTGGTATTGCTATGTTAGAAGCTGGTGGTATGGCCATGGATCCAGATATGGCGATGGAAGTATTCAAAGAAAAACAAGGTATTAATAGCTTTGCTTCTGGTGGACTTGCTGATATGTTAAAAGAATTAAAAGACAAAATAAAAAGTCTTGAATTTGATAAAGAAAAAAGCGATAAAATTTCTGACAAATTAAGTCAATTTGAAGAAATGACAGGCGTTCAAGGGTTAACATCTGGGGGCATAAGTCCTTTAAGTAATCCAAGCATTCCATCAATAACCAGAATGGCTAATGGCGGTATTTCTGAATTAGATAATGAATTAAAAAAGTTAATTGATACTTTTCCAGGTCTTAGCGGTTCTGAGAAAGCATTACAAAAAGCTATATTAGATTTACAAAGAGCTCAACAATATACTCCAGACTCTGTTCAATATATTGATGAAAGTTCTCCCTTAAAAGCAGTTTATCGACCGTATTATTCAGAGGTTACTAAAGCTTACAATCTTGGCAGACCTGGTAGATTTGATCCTATGGCTGCAGCTCCAAGAGACAGAGTAGAATTTAATTTAAAACCTAGAAGAATTGAAGGACAACTATACGCAGCCGATGGCATGATGGTAGATGGTCAAATGTTTCCAGATCGGGATGATTTAGTAACTGGTCCTGGCGGAGAACGTGACGATAAAATACCAGCCATGTTGAGTGATGGTGAATTTATTACCAATGCTAAAGCAGTACGCGGTATCGGTGCCTTAGCTGGTGCGCCAGCTGATGACCCATTTGCACAAAGAATGGAAGGCGCAAAACAAATGTATGCTTTACAAAAAGCTGCTGAAGATTACATGGGATCAATGTCATGAGTAAATTTACGATAGATAAATTAAAATTTTGTGAAGCAGATGGCAAAGAAATAGCTGAGTTCTTAGCTGATAATTTTCACAAAGAACATTCTTTTTCAATTAATGGCAAATCTCCAAAACTACATTGGGGCAGAGTTTCACATAAAATAAATAGCGTTCTT